AATATATGCAGGGCCTGCCGTTGAGCCCGTATTCCCCGGCGCTGCGGTAGCGCGGACGATAGGAAATAGTGCCCTGCGTGACGGCCGGGCCGCCCATGCGGTCGCCGTAGGAGGAGATTTCCGAGCCGGACATGGTGATGCGCGACAGGTCGAACGAGTCTGCCCAACGCTTGAGCTTCGCGCCCAGATCCAGAGGCGTGAGATAGCCCAGGTTCGCCCCGGTTTCGACCGCCGGAAGGTAGGGGTTGCGCGCGTTGAGGGTCCATTCCTGCGCCGATTCCCAGGCCGCAGCCGTGGAGGCCATGTCATAGACGCCGAGGTAGCCCGTGACCGTGACCGTGGCTATCCCGTCGGTCGCGGTCACGGTCACATCCACATCCACATTGGCCCAGCCCTTGGCCGTATAGGTCCAGGTGCCGTTGCCGTTATCGACCACGGAACCGGCCGATACGGTCAGGTCCGTGATGGTCAGTGCATCGCCGTCAGGATCGGCCAACACGGCCAGGAACTGGTCCGCCGTCCACAGGGCCGTATCGTCGGCCTGCATCGCGCCGAGATCGACAGTCCCGGACACGGCGGGCCGGGAATTGAGGAGCACCAGACGGAAGTCGTCCAGATAGACCTCGTCGCCGGGCTGCACGTCGATGATGAAGAAGTAGGGCTGGAGCTGGGTCTGCCCTTCGCCTGTCGTAAACTCGAACGCGCTGTCTCCGAGCGGAATTTTTTGGGTCGCGGCCCCTACCATGCCCCATATGCGCACGGCGCTGTTGGTCGACGCGGAATGCCACGACATGCGCAGGAGTTGCTCCGACTGGCACGTCAGCATATCGGTTTTGTAGAAATCGTGCGAGGTGCTGTACGCGATGGCCCGGATATGCGAACCACCGTCCGGGTCGGGCACGATGGACAGAAGGGCGGGGTTGTACGTCAGGTCGGCGAGGGTGTCGCCGCTGTTTTTCCACAGCACATGCTCCACGGTCCCGGAGATGGTCCCGGACACGACTGCTTTTCCATCCGTGATCGACAGGGCCAGGTCCACGGTCCCGGACCAGGCGGCTGCCAGGGTCAGGGTCCAGGTTCCGTCCATATTGTCGGCCAGGGTGGCTTTGGACAGGTCGGCAGGGTTGCCGGCGTACGTGGACACGGACGTCACGCCCAGGCCCGTGACAGACAGCGCATGGACAGAGTCGGACGCCATGGCCAGGAGTTGCGACGTGGTGATCGTGTAGGCCTGCCCGGCATCCAAAACCCCGAGCGATCCGGAGATGACGGGCAGCTCGTTGTCGCCGGCACGCCAGGCCACGTAGTCGAGAATGTCGACCACGGGGTCCAGGACCGGATTGCAGATGACGGGGTGACGGCTCACAGCATCCCCACCGGCTGGGCCTTGTAGCAGATGGTCATGGCGCGGTCCGGAGTAATGCGGATACCCTTGGCATCCAGGACCATGCAGAACGGAACGCGGTCTGTTTTCGTCAGATCAACGACGGCATATGTGCGGTACCCCGTGCCGTCGTCCACTTCGATGATCCCGCTGCCTGCGTCCCCCAGGGGATTGGCCAGACCGACCTGGTGCCAGGCCGCGCCTTCCGGCACCTCTCTGTCCGTAGTCAGCTCCACGGCATCGGCTTTGTTTTCAGCGTAAAATCTGATCATTCGAAACTCCTCCCTATGGCGTAGTGCGTAACCGCTACTCCCGGCGCGGCGGCCCGACCCCGCGCGCGGCCAATGTCTTTGCGGAAATCCTCGGCATAGGCCGCCGCCAGGATCAGGTCGCCCCAGGGCTGCTTTTGCTTGAAAAGTCGGGCCAGAGCGCCGGGCATGACGGCCTCGGCCATGTCCTCGCGGGCGCGGTCGCTGATCTCGGTGGCTTTGCCTGCCACACCCACGGCCACGGTCAGCTCGATCTCCACGTCCTGCGGCTGGGCCCCCTGCAGGAGGTACGTGCTGCCGTCGATCTCAAAGGCCAGACCGGCAGGCGCGGCGCAAAGCACGTACAGAAACCGACCCGGCACGCGCTGGGAAAAATCCTTGCGCGTGCGTCCGGCCTCGATGGTGAAGCGGATGTCCTTGACCCAGGCCCCGGACTGCTCGAAATACTCCCGCGCGGCTTTCAGCACCGCCCGTTCCACCGTGGGCGCCGGGCAGCCTGGCAGCTCGGCCCGCACGTCCTGAATGATCTCGGTCATCCAGTTCATACCTGCTCTCCCTGCACGTTCAGGATGCGTTGCGGGTTGGCCATAAGCGCCGCTTCACGGCCCTTGCCCAGGGCGATAAGGTACTGCTGCGCGAAAAACGCGGCCCGGTCGCGCACGCCGCTGTCCGTCTGCTTCAGGCAGGCCCGGAACAGCACGGAGTTCAACAGGGCGTCGGTATCGTCCACCATGATCTCGGCGCAGGCAGGCGCAGGGTTCGCCGCATCGCCCACATAAGCGTCCACCACCGGCGGAATGGCCCCGCAAATGGCTTCGATCTTGTTGTCCGTGGCTTCATCGTAAGCGGGATAGATGTAAAAATTCTTGGCGTTGGACGGCAGATACATCCAGTGTTCCACGCCAACCCCGTCAACCACCACGGCCGTGGGCCAGTTCATGGGCAGGTCGGCGCGTTCCACCAGCGTGATCGCCGCGCCGCCGTGCTCCGGATCGTTGCGGACCACGTCGAACAGGCGCACGCAGTCCGCCGGGATGACCTGACGCGGCCCCAGGGCCAAAGGCAGCCAGCGCGTGACCATGTACGAATCCGGCTTCCAGATGCACATGGTGCGCTGTCCGAGATTCAGCCAACGCTGAATCTCGGACACGCCCCAGAACGTGCCAACGCCTTCCTCGCCCAGTTGCTGGAGGGCCTGGCTGATGACTTCCGCCGCGAGCACGCCCATTTAGGCCACCCCGCCCTTGTTCCCGTCGGCGGCCGGCGCGTCGTCATCGTCAAGCAGCCCCGCGGCCTTGTCCGCGGCGTGTTTGGCGGCGGCTTTCTCTGAAGCCTTGGTGGCCTTCTTGGCCTCGTCGGCCAACTCCTTGTCCAGGGCATCCAGATCCAGCTTGCCGTACATGATGAGATGAAAGCGCATGCGCTGCGAGTGAACCCGGTAATAGACGGGAACCCCGTTCTCCTGCGCCTCTTCGAGCTTCATGTCCTGAAACACGGCCAGCCCCAGGACCGAAACATGCCCACGCGGGCAGATCCAGTCCTGGTCGCGCGGGATCATGAACTCGTCCCCATTGCAGCAGCCGGTCACGGGCTCCTTGCCGTCCAGGGATTCCTGATTGTTGATGCGGATGCGGAACAGATCCTCCTGCGGATGCTGCGTGCGCAGGCGCGCCACGCGCTCACGCTCTTCCTTCTTGACCTTGACCACTCCGATATCGCTGAGATTCAACATGAGGTTTCCTCGCAAAAGCGGGGGCGAATGATCCGCCCCCGCAGGTTTAGGCCTTGACCGCGACTTCCACGCGCACAAACCAGTCGTCGTTCAGGATGCAGGCCCCGGCCATGCCCTTGGCGCCGATGTAGCCGCGCTGGCCGAGCACGTCGGACTTGTCCTTCCTGCTCGGCGGGATGACGGACGGGGTCAGGGCGTTCATACCCTTGAAGGCCGAGATGGCGTAGGCGTTCTCGGCGAAGATCAGGATCGGGTACACGTCGGCATTGACGCCCGAGGTCGAGATCATGGCGCCCTTGACTCCGCCCGCGTCGGCCCAGGGGTTGAGCAGGGTCGAGGTCAGGAAACGAAAGCCCGGCAGGGAGCCGATCTCGTTCTCGAAGGGGCTTTTGGTCGCGTAGTCTTCGGGCTTTTTCCAGCCGATGATTTTTTCCAGGGAACTTTCCAGATCCGTATGGCACACCGCGATATAGGACTTCGGCATGTGTACGGTGCCGAATTCCACGGTGGGACCCACGAACTTGGTGATGGGCTTGGCGTCCTTGCGTTTCAGGAAGCGGTTGATCTTGACGAACAGATCCTTGGTCGGTTCGGTGTTGACGGCATTGCGGGCCGCGCCGTTGGAGAAGAACACGCTCGTTCCGGCCACCAGGCCGCCGAAGCGCAAGAGTTCCAGACTCTCGGCCATCTGTTCGGAGACGATCTCCACGCCTTCCTGGATGACCGGGTCGTCATGGTGATCCTCGATCTCGTCCGAAATCTCGACCACGAAGCCGATGCGCGTCAGGGGCAGGACATAATCCTGCGCCGTGAGCTTCTGGGAGGCCGGGGTCACGCCCTCGGTCAGGGCCGTGGTGGCAGGCGGCAGCTTCTTGAAACGCCGGAAGAAGATCTGCTGGCCTTTGCCCTTGCCCAGGGTCTTGGACTTGCCGAACTGCTCGAGCACCATGTGCGGATGGGCCCGCTCCAGCATGTCGTAGCAGATGTCGCCCAGGGTGCGCGGGGAAATGTCGCCCGCCCCGCCCGTGGAGCCGATGGACGGATTGTAGCCGTCGCGTTTGTAGGTGGTTCCTGCGTATGCCATGATGCAAATTCCTCTTTAGACTCAGGCGCGCTTGCTTTCCTCGCGCACGCGGCGCTGATAAGCGCCTTCGTAGGAGTTGGGGTCTTCCCCACCCTCCTTTCCGCCAGGGCCACGGGAGCGCGAGCGCACCGGGCCCAGGTTCTCGGCAAGCTCTTTGTCCACGTGTTCGCGGGGCTTGCGCGCCTTGTCGTATTCTTTGAGGACTTCGGACACTTCCTGCGGGCCGCCGGAGCGCCAGAGCGTTTCGCCGTAGGCCTTGGCGGTCTTGTGGGGCAGCTCGTCCAGCCACTCGCCCAGGCCCTTGAAATAGGCGTTAAAATCGGCCTCGCGCTCGGGCTGGGCGAACAGCTGGTACTGGCCGTGTTCGTTTCGGGCCACCACGCAGCACTCGGCCAGGCTCGGCACGGCCGAAAGCAGATCGGCATAGTGCTTCTGATGCACCGCTGCCACCTGCGCCTGACGCTCCGCCTGCCCCTGAAGATCCACATAGCGC